CACGCCTCCCATCATACAACCATCCATACATAATTGTTTATGGAAAGCATAAAATGCTTTATATTCATCTGAGTCTTTTTGTGGAACTCTTTTCTGATTTATAAACCAGTCTTTGTAATCAATACTTTGTAATCCATTCATTATTTTCTACCTTTTAAGAAATCCTCTGCCATACTTCCTAGTTCAACACCACCTCTTACAGGCACCACCTTTGCTTCTTCTTTCTCACGTAGTTTCTCAACTTGCTCAAGAAGAGCTAAATAGTTCTTCATTGTCTCTTGTACAAACTTACCCTGTGCTTCAATAGATGCAATCACCATAGGCATTGCTCCACCAGCTTTGGTTTCTTTCCATTTGATTCTATCCTCTAATGTATGTAAAGGATTTGCATCAACGTATTGTTTCCAGCTTGATAACTGTTCCTCAGCCCAATCAAGTTCTGTATTTATGTATGTAGTTTTTTTTATTGCCATTATGTAGTTTTTATTAGTCCTCGTCTTCCTCAAGAAACATTTTTTCTAAATTCATGCCACCTTTTATTATCTTCTTTAAATCATCTTCATCTTCATGTGGATAATCTATGTTAAGCTCTATTTCATATTTCTCTAAAGCAAGAAGAAGCTCTTCATCACTTACACCCCAAAGGTCATTATATTCATATAATGCTGTTGAGAGATGTCTTCCCATATTGTATGTTGGATAGGCCTTTTGTAAACGATTGAGCGTTTTTGTAATTTGGCTATAGTAGTTTGGTTTTGCCATTATATTAAATCATTTATATCCTCGTCAGAAAGACCTGATGGTTGGTCATCATCATCATCTTCTTCTGTCCACTCCATAGTTAGTTCTTGTTCTAAAGTTAGACCATCATCTATATCAGATATGTATTCAGGCTTCACTGTAATCTTAATTGTATCTCTTGGAACACCATCAACATCTGTGTCTCCTGATATATCAACATAATCAGCTCCACCATCGTAGAGCTCTTGAAGAATTTGAATAAGCATTTCCAAAGGAATTTTACGTAGTGGATCCATTGTCTTCTGGCATTGGTTGTGGAAGCCATTTCTTTAATGGACATTCACAAGTTAAACATTTAGTCTTTGCAGCTAACGTACATCCACAATTTGTGCAATGTGCATCTAGCCTTAAACTCTTATACTCTTTCTTATTAGAAGAATGTTCTTCACATTCGTTACATGTAGCTAATCTTGTAGAACTAACGTGTTCTATGAAAGCTTTTTTTCTTTCTTCAGGAAGAAGATGATTCTTCCATCCCTCGATCATTTGATTCAGACTCATTGATTTTTGGTTTTAGTGTCTTTATACTAGATTCTAATATTTGTAATTTAAATTCTACAGCATTCTTTTTTGTAGCTGTAATGTTCTCATCTGAAAGCATTCTTTCATATGCCTTCTTGATAGCTAATAACTTATTATATTGTGCAAGAGCTTTCTTATCATTGAAATAGAATTTTCCAAATCCAGAAATCTCTACACTCTTATGTATATTCAAAGCATCATTAGCTGAATCAAATTGATGTACAACAATAGCGTCAATCACCTTCTCTGATATCACCATATTAATGGACATCTTCTTGATGATCCACTCCTTCATTGACATTGATTGTGGTTTCTCCATGTACTAGTTTTATATCTAACATTAAATCTTTCTTAAAATCAATAACAATGACAGGATTCACCTTCACCTTTCCATTCTCCTTCACAAATATACCTATCTTCTTCAACTTAGAAATAATGTTATTAATTGTAGGAGATGTTGTATTGTATGTCTTACAGAATTCTTCTCTTACATTAGCATATGTAATGTTACCTTTTATAGCTGTAAAAGATATGAGTTGTATTTCTCTTTCTGTTAGATTGAGAGAATTTATAACAGATAGAATAGAATAATACTTCATGGCTAATTCCATGTCTGTATTAACATCTTTCTTCAATCTTTGTACTACAATTTTAGCTGTATTCATAATTTAGTTTTGTCATTCTATGGACAAAGATAGAAAATAAAAACTTACATTCAACATATACAGAAGAAATATTTATTCTCCTATGCTATATTATGGAAGAAACATGCTATATAGACATACCCACCCACCCAGCCAAAATTAATTTATATTTCAAACATATGCAAGTATTTTTCTTTAATATATTTCATAGAATTTATAACATATTCATTATCAGAAGGTTTGTCGTAATATAAATTATTCTTTTTAACATTCAATGAATGTTCCAGTAACTGAAGATTGCTTAATGAACAACTAATTGATATAGGCGTATCTTCTTTAAACCATGATAATGGTATACAATGGTCTATATCATATCCTGTAGGAATGATCGGAAACTTATTTTTAAACTCTTCTTTATTATATCCTAGCATAATATACACACTAGATACTTTTGATTGATTCAATCTTTTTAAACAGTCTTTAAAAAACATTCTAGATCTTCTAGTAACAGTCATTTTTCTTGGTCTGTTCTTTTTAACTGCCTGAGAACATTTCTTACATCTACTAGATAAACCACTTTTTCTGGATTTATTTTTTTCAAAATCGTCATAGTGCTTAACTGTATTACATTTACAACATTTATATAATTTTGACTCTTCACAAGTTTTACATTTTTGTTGATATAAGTTAAATTCTGATTTAGATTTAACCACATTACACACTACACACGGTCTTTGTATAGAATATTCTTTTTTTCTTTCTTTTGATATATACATGATTTTAAGTTTTGTGTACCCGCCAAAGGTAGAACATAATTCTTATACTCTCCAAATTTTTTTTCAAAAATTTTTTTCAAAATTTGGAAACCTATTGTGTATGTGGCTGTGGAGACCATTCCAAACTAAAACCCCCCATACAATTTGAGAGGTTGGGGTATTCCCCCACTAACAAAAGCCTCTCTTATGTTTTAACCTAATGGTTGTGTCTTAATGCTTTGACACGTAATACCACAACAGCCTTAGCAGGCACAACACCTGAACAAGTGATTAAACTGTTCTATTTTATTAATCTTTAAATCTTAATCTTATGAAGATAGTTGAGATTGTTAGTCGTGACCCAAATCACGCAAACAGATTGTTTGATATTAATGGTGTTGAGTATTCACACCCATTAGGATTAGAAATCTTTGAGTTACCATTCAAAGGTGTTGTTAACACCAAAAGAAATATGGTAACAGGAATAGTATTGTTCAATGGTTTAGTCGTTGCACAAATGATTAACAATACTATCAACTTTGAGGAATTGGTAATGCTGTAACGTGTTACCAATTCCATCAAAACCTTTTTTATATTCCAACTCAAAACCCTTTATACAAATTAACAATTATTAACAATTAAATTCAAAACAAAATGGAAACATTAGTATTAAACAAAGCCTCTGAAAAACCCGTAAGAGGCTCATTACAATCATTTGGTAAAATTGCTCAAATCTTTGGCGAAAATGCTGAACTTGAACCAATCAATTCGAGAAAAGCATTGGAAGAACAAGCTTGTGCTTTACAATTAATGATTACAGCAGAGAATGGAGATTGGTTGAAAGCAACTTGTTCATCAAACGTAATGAAAGACCTTTGGTCACAAAAATTAGCTTACACTGATTTAATAACGCTTGATTTGCTTGAAACGTTTGGCGATAAAACTGTTCTTAATCCTGAAACCAATCTTTACGAGAAAGTAATGGACGATAATGGAGAACCTGTTAAAGAGAAAATCTTTACAATAGGTTATGGCGGAACAGACATTTCAGCATTGAAAATCAAAATTACAGCCGAAGACCTTGCTAAAGCAGAATCAGCAAAACGTTCTGTTGATTGGAGTAGCTTGATTGCATTGTAATAAACTTTGGGTCTCTTAATTGAGGCCCATTGTTATTATCAAACACAACACATATATATAAGGGTGGGAAGAACTCGTTCAGGTGTGGGTTAATAAAAAGAATGTATACTAAATTAACACATATATATACATAATGTGTAAAAACAAAACTTTCTACGAGGGAGAAAAAAACTTTTTATGCTGTTTTCATATGTTATTGTAAGTGTATTCTTATAATAATGTATGAAATAGTGTAAAATGAATATACATGTAGAATATTTTGTAGTGTTTATAGGTGTTAATGTGTTGACGCGGAGACATAAACACATAAACAAAGCACAATCATCAATGACCAAAATCAATCAACTAACGAAATATATATAGCATTATGAAACAATTAAGTATAAAACACATAGCTCCTTATCTACCTTATTCATTAAATGGTATAGCAGAGGGTAAAGATTCTCCTGATACACTATTAGGTATATATGGTAGTGATGGACATACATTGATTCTTTGTCATAGAGTTAATGATCACAACACTGTTGATTATAATTGTTGGCTTGACGAGTTTAAGCCTATTCTTAGACCATTAAAAGAAATACAAGACATTCCTGAGATACAAGAAGAGTTTTCTGAATATCATTGGGAATCATTTGTTAATAGCTTTTTCTTATTAGGTAGATCATTGAATTGCTTTGATCATGTTAGTTACACTATTGTAGAACTATGTTTCAAATATCATTTAGATATATTTGGACTAATTGATAAAGGATTAGCTATTGATGCAAATACTATACAGCAATAACAATGAAAGAATACATAGAATCAAAGCTCATTGCCATAGAACAACAAATAGTATTAGAGAGATGTTATAACAAACTTCAGTCTCTTATTGAAGATAGATCTGTTATTGTTTATCTCTTATCTTTTTATATATAGAATATTAATTGGCTCTTCAACCGCAAATCCTTAATAACATGAAAATATACACAGCACATTGGAAGCATTATACAGATGATTATTATGCTCCATATAATAGAAAAATGTTCACAACACGAGAATTAGCTAATACATTTTTAGATGATATTATCAACTACGATGGTATAGAGAGATATTATATTCTTGAAGAAACTGTTCTTGAAGAATATTCTCCTATAGAATATGAATTAGAATGTCTTAGTGATATATTATAATGAGCTCTTTCACAGCTAATTTCAAATACACACAATGAAAGAACATATAGAACAACAACTAAAGAACGTAGAAGAACAAATAATCAAAGAATCTTCTTATAATAGAATACAATGTCTATTAGATGATAGGAATGTTATTCTCTATCTCTTATCTTTCTTTATATAACAAATATTAAATCACTTGCTTGAAGATAAACAATGATATATTCCCAGAAACAGGATGTAGATGAAACCAGCATCATATATTATAAACTGTACTAGCAGTTGTGTTTATTGTAGAGATGTTTATATCCCAATGGCACATAGTGTATTGATGCGATGAGTTAGCTTACTTATTAGCAGATAGTATAAATATTCCACTAGAATTTGGACAAGTGATTTTTTTTATATTAACAGGCTCTTCAGCCACAATTCCTTAATAACAATGAAACAAGAACATCCAATATTTAAAGCTATTGTAATGGTTGAAGATCAATCAGATTGTGATAGAGCTAGAGAAATATGTGAGAAATATGAACTTCCTGTGTGGAAAGATGTATCTCTTGCATTTGATTATGTAGATTATGAAGATGATCCAACATATTTACAATATCAATCAAAAGAAGATGCTACTGATGAAGATCACATTGGTTTCTTTGTAGATAATTTTAATGGGAAAGATATTGATGATTATAACATTGTCACAATGGAAGAGTTTGAAGCATTGTGTGATGATTACAATCCACAATACAAGAATATGGAAGACATACTGTCTAAAATGAAAGAATTAAATAATCTCCTTAATAGTTAAACAACATAGAATACACATACAATGTTCTTTTCATTGTCTATTAAACAACAACACAACAATGTTTTTGTATGTGTATTTCTATTAAAACAATCAAACATTATGAAAAAAATTGTATTTGTACTACTAATATCAATAATATGTTATGGTATTGGATTTTATGCAGGAATATCTTTTCCTTTACAAGATGAAGAGTATCAATTTGTAGTGACAGATGATTCTGTATCAGTGACAGATTATGATAGACATGTAGGAACCATCAAACTTGATGGTGAGTTAGAAAAACTAATCAATAACGATAATAAATAACATTATGAAACATTTGAAATTTTATTTCTCTGTTATGTTTATATTAATAGCAATGAGTTGTTCTCTTGCTATTAATATGACATATATGGATGAACCAACGCAAAACATGTACAAATTCATTCTTGCTATTTCTACATTGTTGTCTACAATATTATGGATAAACTATATGATAGAAAAATATGAGCAAGTATAGATTTAAAACTGAAGAAGAGTTTAAGAGAGATGGTCTTTGGAATAAAAACAGTCCTAAGAAATGGGTGTCAGTAATGAATAAATATCTTGGACAAGATATTCCTGATAGTCTTAATAAATATTGTGATAGACAGGAAAAATTTAGATATGACAAACGGCACATTGAACCTCATGATTATGTCTTAAAAGAAATCCAATCTGAATACACTGTAGGTAAGTGGTATGGTTGTAAAAACTGGAATTCTCCAGTTGATTTTATTAAATTAGAAAGTGTTTATGATAGCCAGGCTTATTTTACAGAATGTCTTAATTCTGGAAACTACAAAAAAGAAGGAAAAAATTGGTGGTCATTTACAACAGCTGATCCATTATTTGAAGCTGACATGTCTATTGTTAGTCATCTTCTTCCTGATGGACATCCTGATAAAATAGTTGCTGAAGAATCTTCTTTTGTTCTTCCTTCTAAATGGTGTATTAAACTTACTGAAGAAAATGTTGTAACATTAGGTAATTGGAGAAGTTCGGGACCTTTAAAATATAAACGCTATGTAGAAGAAGGTTGGTATTTACACACACCTAAACATGGTGCTAAAGGTTATAATGAATACATGAGAGACCCAGATTATACAGAAATTACTTTTGAACAATTCAAACAACATGTATTAAAAGAATCTCCTGTTGTAGAAACAATTGTAGAAACTCTTAATCAAGAAGAAGATTATACAGGTAGAACTATTAAAGCTTTAGTTAAAAATCCTCAAAATACTGGTGTACAATTAGGAGAAGAAATTAAAATTCTAATTAAAGAAAATAAAGATACTTATATATTAGATATAACTGCTAGAGGTGCAAGTAATATGCGTATTAATAGACCATTAGATCTTTCTGATTGGGAATTACTTCCTGAATCTTCTAAAGAAATAGACATGAAAGACATTCAAGAAGAAGTTAAAAAAAGATTTCCTATTGGTTGTAAGTTTATTCCTGTATATGGTGATAACACTTACACATTAATAGAAGATGATTGCACTTATAAAATTCATGGTGAATATATTTGGGCACATGATAGTCATGGACATCTTTATGGAGATGGTAAATGGGCAACATTAGTTTCTCTTCCTGAATCTAAAGAAGAATCTATTCCAGAATATGTAGAATGTATTAAATCTACTACAAACTGTTTTACTGTTGGTAAGATTTATAATTGGCCTTATCCTATAAATGATCAAGGAGATAGAAGAGCTATTCCTATTCAAGGAACACTTTTTAGTTTCAAACCTTCTACAAAAGAAGCTTATGATGCTCAAAAAACATCTAAGCAATTAGCAAAGAAAGACCTTGTTAAAGGAGAGATTTATATCTATGATGGTACACAAATTTCTACTTATCCAGAAGGTCCTAGCATTAGTATTAATGAACAGCATTACATCCCTAATCCAAAATGGATGTGGTCTTTATCTATTACACATGCAACAGAAGAGCAAAAAGCTTTGTTAAGACGTGAAATAGAAAGAAATAGTAAACCTGATGTAATGTGGTCTTCTGATCCTATTGTAGAACAAAGAATAAGCACTCTTAATATGAAAAAACAAAAATTTAAAATAGGAGATAAAGTTAAAATTATCCAAAGAAAAACTAGTAATCGTACAGGAAATTGTCCAGGTTGGGACATAGCTAATGGTAATGTTGGTGAAATTGGTGTGATAACTTATTATTCAGAACCAGTAAGACCTTATTATGTAAGCCAAATTGGTTCAGATGGATATATAGGTTCATTTGATGAAGAGGATTTAGAACTATATCAAAAAGAAGAAACCACTTTTTATTCTAATACTGAACTTGATTTTGGAAGATTAGATCTAGAAGATTGGTTAAGAGAAACTAAAAAATTAAATCTTTCTTTAAAAAAGCTAACTTTGCATATTGAATGTGGCAATACTTGTAATTATTCAAAAGTTTATAATAAACTTGAATGTGAAGAAGATAGTCCACATAGTAGAGCCAAGTATTTGTATGAATTATGGAATTCAAAACTTAAAAAAGACTTTATTGAAAAAGAAGTTATAAAAGAAACATTTATAGATGATGTGCAGTCTGTAGATGTAATATTACGCACAAAAAGAAAATCAATTAAATTTTAATCCTTAAAAACATGAACAAAATGAAAAGTTTCGTAAAAGAAGTGGTAGCAATTATTAGTGGTGACAATGCTGAAGCAACAGGTCAAAAAATCTTAAGACAAGCAGATAGTGCTTTAAAAACACAAATTGCTTCATTAAATGGAGATACTATCTCTTTAGAAGACAAAGTTGAAGATGCACAAGAAGCATTAAGACTTGCAAGAGTGAACAATGGTAAGTTAATCACTGATAGAAATCAGTATGTTAGAAACTTACTTGATGCTAAAAATGCATTAGTTGATGCTCAAGATGCTCTTGAAGTACATTTAGAGAAGATTGCTTTCTTACAAGAACAATATGATTCTTTAGATAAATAATCAAACAAATTAAAAGCATGTGATAAGAATAGATTAATATAACTAGGTTAATTAACTTATTTGGGGAAAGCTTCACATGCTTTTTTTTTAATAGTCAGGTGATTTAATTATTAACAATTAGATTAGAGAGGAGAGCTAGGTAGTTTAATTAACATAAATCCCTAGACCTACAGGTTCGAGTCCTGTCCTGACTACTAATCCTTAATAAACATTAAATAACATGAAAAGAACAATTTTGTTAGTAGTAATGGCTATATGCCTATCTACATTAATTAGCTCTTGTAGAACATGCAAGGCACACAGTGGTAAATGGGACACAACTCATAAAAGAAGATAAACTATGGAAACATTTATTAGTACAATGAAGTATGAAGATGATTTTAAAACATCTTGTAAAACTGGTTGGGGATGTGGATATGTTCACATTCCAAAAGATCATCCAATATTGGTTGAGCTTGAAGAAGGTTGGGGAAACTATTTACAACCTAAAGATTGTCCTGAAGAAATAACATACACTCGATGGGATGAAAAGAGTGAATACCTTGTAATAGGCTTTGATACAGCTCATAGTTATAACAATAATTCACATGATGAAGCATATGTTACAGAACAAGCAAATGCAATTAAAGCATTAGTTGATGCATACACAGATGAAGATGCAGATGCTTATGCTAGAGAACAAGTACGATTAATAACAGAGAAATATTCTAAATACATATTATTTTGAGAACAGAAGAAATCCAACAGAGATTACAAGATGTCAACATGGAGATACATTCATTAGACAGTCTTAAAGATGCACACGATGATGTGAACATACATATCATTGAGAAGAGAATAGAAGAGTTACAAGAAGAGAAGTTTAACCTACAACAATTATTAGATAATTGTTTTGATGAAATGATAGGATTATGACAGCAGTAGAATTTTTAGAAGAACAAATAGAAAAATTTCATAATTGGAAATTAAATCAAGTATTTGATGAAAATTGTTTTGATGAAATAGAATTAAATAAAGCTATTCAACAAGCCAAAGAAATGGAAAAGGAACAAAAAGGTTATAGTGAGGAAGAAGTTGAAAAACTAATTAGAATAACTTACCAAGAAACGATGAAAGCGATGGTTGATTGGTTTAAAAACAATAAAGACAAAACACCACAAGATGCTGAATCAGCAATAATTAATTATGTTTATCCAAGATTATCAAAAAAAGGTATTAAATTTAAAAACAAATAAGTTATGAAAAATTTTATGTATTTGTTAATAACATTAATATTAACAGGGTTCGGTATAGGAGTTGCCTATTTACAAGTAAATTATGGAGAAGCTTGGTTTTTAGCTTTTATTCCTTTAATGATTATGTATTTTGCTTGGGGAATTGTAATAGCAGATGAATATTCTTCTAAATAACAATATTTAAAAATAAGATATGAAACAAACAGCAGAAGAAACTAAACAAAAGGCAAGAGATTATGGCAATAGTTTAATCAAACAAGATAGAACTTGCACTCATAATTGTTCCGCTGTATGCGGAGAATGTCAAATATTAGAACCTAAACCATTGCTATCAGTAGATTGGTTATTGAGGTACATTGAGGGTTTAGCTAAGAAAGGTTATAATTTTATGCCAAGTTCTAATAAGGAAATAGTTGAACATGTTAAACAAATGGAAAAAGACAATATGATTAATTTTCTAAAATCAGTTTTTCAACAAGATGGTTTTGATTATGAAAAAGCTTATAATAATTTTTTAAAACAACAAATCTAAAAAAATGAAAGTATTAACAGCACAATTAGTAGCATCGAATAAAAGAGAAAGAATCTCTGGTGGTGTTTACGTTGAATTTGAAACAACTGAAAATGTGAAAAAAGATGACTACTTTAAAGTAAAAGTAGAAGGCTTTAGTTATGATTTTAAAGCAAATGGAGTAAAAGTAGAAGGGGATAAATTGAAAGTAACAGCAAGAGAAGTTGGATATTGGGTACAAAAACTTGACAGAAAGGGCGTTGATTTGAGATTGGTTATCGGAAGCGATGTAATTACTGTTACTGATGAATTAGAAAAGGCTAAAATATACGAAAGGTCTTGCTGGTGTTAACAAATGTATTTATTATGAAAAAGCTTTTGAACAATTTAAAAACAAATAAATATTATGAAAACAGGAAAACTAATTGACCACCTTAGTCAAGATGAAAAAGATTGGTTACAATCAAGAATTGATAACCCAGACGTTTATACAATGCCTACAATGGATGAAGTAATTAATTATTTATCAAATACAGAAGATGATGAACCATCAGAAGAAGTAATGTATGATCTTATTATCCAGTATTTAGAAGATGAAGGTTTAATGTTTGATTTTTGTTAAACTTTAAAAAAAAAAAATAAGATATAATGATATTATATGTAATGATAACATACCTAGTTATGCTAGGTATGTTAATTGAGTCTTTTAGAAAGACTCATAATGTACCAACAGAAGCTTGGATTATATGGGCATTAAGTCCAATATCATTTCCAGTGATAATTGGAATGGAAATAGCAGATAAACAACAAAAACCTAATTAACATGACAGACAAAGCATTATTGCACAAACTTGAAATGCTAGAAGAATTAGCAATCAATCAAGACAAAGCGTTAAAAACAGCAGATCAACTTCTTAATTTGAAAACAAAATTAGTTGAGCTATGTGAAGAAGAAGTGGAAATCTACAAGAAACAAAACAAAAAATTAGCAGCAATAAGTATTATGTCTCTTGCATTTTCTTCAATTGTCATTTTAGTAAATCTTGTGTATTTAATTATTAAATAAATGAGACCTAGAGTGAATAAAGGTACATTAGTGTGTTCAACTAATCCTTTTAGACATATTAAATCCAGACGATTAATCGTAGAAGTTTTATACAATTTCAGAAAAGGAATTGTAAAAGAGCGTATAATAGATGTTCGAGAAAGACTTGAACAATAATTTTAATTCCTTAATAACAAACAAAATGAGTGAAACAACAACAAGTATTTTTAGTTTTGACCATGGTCAAAAGAAACTTCACAAAGCAATCGGTGTAGAAGATTCTTATTTAGATGATTTACAAGAACAAATTGGTGATGTGTTAAAAGATTATCTATTTGATGAAGATAGAAACATCAAAGATGATTTATCACCAAGTGGACTAGTAGAAAAATGTCTTCATGAATTTAGTTATAACCAATTGGTTATAATGGCATCATTCTTCTTACAGAACAAGTTAGATGATTTTGCAGAAAAGATGCATCAAAAACTTGAAGGAGTGGTTAAAAAAATTGCATTAGATGCAGATGATGTTCCTGAACACATTAGAGAGTTTCTTATGAAACTTGCTCAAGAAGGGCAAGGAGATAAAAAAGGAACTGCTGTTAGAGGTGAAGATCTTCCACAGGAGATTAAAGATTTTCTTGATGATCTTGCTCGTAAATCAGAAGATGCAGAAGATGATGATGAAGACTAATCCAACACGTAGAAATCTATCTGGTATATACATATTTGATGAATAATTTTTACTATCTTTACACCTAAAAGTAAAAGATATGAAAAGTGGTGTATATGTTATTAGAAACTCATTCAATAGTAAGATTTATGTTGGAAGTTCTGTTTATATTAGAAATAGATGGTCTTCACATAAAGGAGAATTGATTAAGAAAACTCATCATAATACTCATCTACAAAGATTTGTAAATAAAAATGGTTTTGAATGTTTGATATTCGAAGTGTTGGAGTTTTGTCCTATAGAAGATTTGTTAATAAGAGAACAATTTTATATGGATAAACTAAATCCTTCTTTTAATTTAAGAAAAGTTGCAGAATCTAATTATGGATTAAAAAAATCAGAAGATTGTAAAAGAAAAATTGGTTTAGCTCATAAAGGAAGAAAGCAAACAGAAGAACATAGAAGAAAAGGAAGTATTTCTAAAACAGGAATAAAACAATCAAAAGAAACTATTGAGAAGAGAGTTAGTAAATTACGTAACATACCTAGAACACAAGAAGTAAAAGATAAAATTTCTTTAAGTAAATTTAAATCAGTATGTCAATATACTCTAGAAGGAGATTTAATAGAATGTTTTGATTCAATTCAACATGCTAGAGAAAAATATCCTATAGGAGGAATGCACATTACTTCTTGTTGCTCAGGTAAAAGAAAATCTGCATGTGGATTCACATGGAAATATAATATATGAAATAATGAGTAAAGAAATCAAAAGAAGGAATTTGTCAGGTATTTTTATTTTTGACATTTTACCAGGCGATGAGAAAAGACAACCTACATGTTTTGAAGATTGTACAGAAGAAAAACAAGATGAATGGTTAGAAAGTTTATCTCCTGAAGCAGTTAAGAGTCTTTCTAAGCAATTAGCAAAGACATTAAGAACTATTGGTGATCAGTTTGACATCATTGCAGGATATGAAGAAGAAGAATAGTTAATAAGAGAGCTGTAATGGCTCTCTTTTTATATCAAATTTATGAAGAAATATAGATTTAAAACAAAAGAAGAGTTTCAAGATGAAGATCGTTGGCAATCTGATTCATGGGCAGGTCCACTTCGTGGTTATCCAAGTGGTTGGGCTGATAGTGGTGAAATGAATAAATATCTAGGTCAAGAAGTTCCAGATCAATATCATAAATATATTGAACAACAAGTAAGTTTCAGAATGGACAGTTTGCATTTTGAACCAGATGATGCTATAGAAGAACCAGAAGTAAACATCGAAGAAACATTAGAACAAGTAAAACAATTAAACTCCTTAACAACAAAGAAAACAATGACAAAAACAGCAAAAACAACAGCAAAAAAGAATCCAGTAGCAGAGAAATTCGTATTCATGGACAAAACAGTTAATATTCTGAACGTAGGGTTTCAAACTCGTAAGAATGTTATTTTATATGGAGCTGGGGGCCACGGAAAATCAGAGATAACTCTTGACTTCTTAAAAGCAAAAGGTATTGAGCCTTTCATCCAAACTATGGGTACAGGTATGACTACAGACAGATTGTTTGGTGGTCTTGACATTCCTACATTCGAAACAACAGGTAAGATTGAATATCTTGTACACAATTCATTCATGAACCATGAATATGTTATCTTCGAAGAGTTGTTTGATGCTCCTGATTTCATCTTAGAGCAATTAAAAGACATTCTATCTAGTGGTGTATTCAGAAATGGTACACAGATATTTCCTATTAACACTAAATTCATCATCTGTTGTACTAACAGAACTCGTGATGAATTCTCTAAGAACATGTCATTAAAAGCATTGATGGAGCGTTTTCCTCTTGAGCTTAATGTTATATGGGACAACTACACAGAAATCAGCTACAACAAGTTGCTTGAAAGTAAGTTTGGTGAAGGAGAAGTGGATCCAGTGATTCCTTATTTATTACAAGAGTATGCTAAGAATGGTATTACTATTAGTCCTCGTGTTGCTGTAACAGCTTATCAAGTGTATGATGAATGTGGACCAGATTCTTTATCATTCATTGCAGAGTTTGCTAAAAAGCCTTCTTTAATTGCTGAAGCAATCAAGAAGTTTGAATCAACAATCAAGTTTAGAGACTTGTCTGCAGCTATTACATATAGCATCGAAACTCTAACTAGCCTACCATTGGTAAGTAGAGATGATGAAAAAATGCATAAAGATGCTATTGGTTCACTTAAGAAACAATTAGCTGATATCAAAGGCCTAACTGTAGGTGATGATGTTGCACACGTACATGCACAGCTTGTTAAAGCAGCTACATCTGCTGTTGAGAAATTTGAGAAAAACTTAACTATTGATTCATTTGTATAATTATGGCAAAAAAATTATGGGATGATGATGACGACTATTATGGTAGTTATTATGCTCCAACTTACACTCCTAAAAAGAGTAAAGGTGGTTGGAAGAGTAAGTATGGAGGTGGTGGTTGGTCTAAATCAGGCTGGTCATCATTCTCGTATACATGGGACTATGGTGGTGATAACAACGATGATCTATTTGTTAAAGATCCAATCAACTATCTAACACCAACAGCTGCAGAGATCAGAAAGAAAGTGCATGCACCAAAGCAAACATCTATTGATACAATCAAAGAACTAGCACGTATATGCTATTTCAAGATGATTGATGATAGAGAATACATTGCTGAGAAGTATGCTGACTATGATTCTTTATCTGAATCTGAACAAGGTGAATACCAACAGAAGAAAGCTTTGTACGATAGTATATTTGAGCAATTCATTCCTGGATTCTCACCATTAGAACAAGCTATATCTATTTATTTGAAACTGAAAGGTCAATCAACTAGAGAAGAAAGAGATGAAGATGATCAGGAAGACAAAGAGATAGACATGACCAAAAGACTTGACTTTGATAGAGAATTGTATTTTGATCCAACAATCAATGAACAGCTAGAACTAAATGAGCTTAGTAAAGAGAGAAAGATGGAGATTATGAATCACCTATCTCTTGTAGGTCAGTTTGGTAGTGAGTTCAAGGTTGAGAAAGAAATATCTGAGAAGATTGTAGCCAATTCTGATCAGTATTCTACTATGATTATGAGAGACTACTCTCAGATTCATATGATGAACCTAATGCAGAAGGTGTATCCAAACTTTAGAAGTAAGTTCTTAACTAAAGACTTAACTGTTAGTGTGCCTGTAGATAGAAAAGAGCAGATTCAGAAGATCATTATTCTTCTAGATTACTCAGGAAGTATGCATGAAGATGAGAAACAGATATGGGTAAATGCTATATTAATCGACAGATTCAGATATGTAATGAAAGGAGAAGCAGAAGTGTTCTTCAGTTATTTTGTTGATGATTGTGATGATCTTCAGTTCCAACATATCAAGGATAGAGATGATGTTATACGCTTTTGGCAAACATTCTCTAATCATCCTAATGGTGGTGGTACAGATATTGGTGGCATAGTAGAATATGTTGCTGATCAAGTGATGAACAAACATAAGTTACATAACTTACATGTAGATCTATCAGAAGAGAAACCAGAAATCTTAATCATCAATGATGGTCAAGACTCTGTTGGTTCAGATGCATTTCCATACAAAGTGAATGCTGTATCATTAATGGAATTTAGTGAAGAGCTAAAAGACTTGTGTCTTGCTACAGAAGGTAAACAGATTCAGGTTACGTATGATCTTGAAACATTTGCTTATTCTAAAGAAGGAGGAAAGCAACAGTTAAGAGAATAATTTGTTTTATTAATCCCTGTGATGTATATTTGCAGGGATAAATAGCTAAGCTGTGTAAAGCGTCAGAACTGATAATCTGTTAGAAGCTAAGTCAGGTGGCGGAATTGGTATCGCACTCCACTTAACTGGAAAGTATTGTTTCGACACAATTAATCAGGTGAAAGGCACCATACAGGTTCAAATCCTGTCCTGACTACGAGAGTTAGACATGATTCTTTGGTAGTTCTTAGATAATGTACTATACGTGAGGTGGTTTTGTAACTTTCCACCAGTCCTGTCCAAAAATAAAAGTGCTGCAGGTTTAATAAAGGAGTGAAGGAAAGTCTAACTAACGAGTACTTCACAACCTACTGTAAAAATAATGGGGCTAACAGGTTTTGACAGGTTACCAGTAATTAATACAATCAGCCAGAGAGATAACTGTAAACTAAGATGAATATAATTAAATGGCAAAAACACAAACAGTGTAGTATCTCAAGGAGACAACGCACAAATCGTAGCTAACATGACTGTAGTACATAACATCTTAAATGGTGGTATTAAAGTTAAATCAAATGACATTATTGAATTTGAATTAGCAGCCTAAATTAAAGATTTCTCTGTTAGATTAAACAGAGTGGTGGTTTCTCGATTGTTTATCAGTCGATCCTAGTTGAATGATGTTTCCAACTTAAAAAATACATCAAAAAAAGCTGTATAAAATTATAAGATTGAAATTATGCAAGACGAAGGTTCAACTCCTTCTGGCTCCACTTTGTGGTATTACATCCACATTAAACTTGTAATCTATGGTCTCTTTGGAAAGGGAACGCTTGTGAGTGGCAGTGCATAACTCTCAAACTGTTTAGGGTAGAAATATGCTAAACTTTTACAAGGCTATCAGAAATGGTAGCCTTTTTTATTATGTATTAATCCTTAATAATTATAAAACATGAACAAAACAATTGAATTAGAACCAACAGAGTTCTACCACTTCAGAAAATTAGCGTTTGCAATTAGTCTTGCATTCGGATGTACAATATCACATGGTGTGTATATTGTAGAGGCCAGTATAGACCAACTTGAACAGTTGGGTTATTAAGGAGGGGAATTCAAGGGCTCTGTAGTGGAGCCCTTATTCTTTTAATCAATAAAAACAAACAGAGACATGAACAAATTTGAATGTAGTGAGTGTGGTACAAGATACAGCTCACCAGAAACAACACCACCTCCAGGAATCAAATGGAGTGATGGACATGTATGTACACCTAAACCTATAGACAATGGAAAATAATATACCAACAGCAGAAGATTTTTTACAAGACAGTTTTACCATTAGTCATTTCTATAATGACAAATATAACAGAATGAGTTGTTTTTCAGATGATGTTCAAGAAGCAATGATTGGATTCGCTAAACTCCATATACAGGCAGCGTTAAAAGAAGCTAGTGAAAAAGCCAAACAAATAGAAGACCCTTATGCATATACAGGTAATACAGGTTCAGAGTATCCTGCTGATTATATTATTGACAAAGATTCAATTTTAAATGCTTATGCATTAGAAAACATAAAATAGCTATGAGTACATATTTATTTAGTGATCCACATTTTCATCATGAGAATATGGCTAAACGTAGAGGATTTTCATCTGCAGAAGAGATGAATGAGCTCATTGTAAAAAACTGGAACAACACTGTATCAAAAAGAGATGCAGTGTTCTTACTTGGTGATATTACAATGGAGAAGAAACAATATGAAATCTTAGGTAGATTACAAGGAACGATACACGTTGTTCTTGGTAATCATGATGAGAGAAGACATGTTAAAGAGATGTTAAACTATGTTCATAGTGTATCAGGTATAATTGACTATAAGAAGAAAGCTATACTTACACATTGTCCTGTTCATCCATCACAACTTGAGTTTAGATATCCATACAACATTCATGGACATGTTCATGAGAATTCTGTATTAGATATATATGAGGATCCAAAATTCAAAATACAAGATTCAAGATATATTAATGTGTGTGCTGAGATGATAAATTACACACCAGTTGAATTTTCTAAACTAATAAAACTATGATGGGAGCTTTTTACTGTCCATATTGTGGAACAGCAAACGCATGTAATTGTAATACATGTAGTAAATACATAAAAGAAGGTGATTACGTAAATACATACACTGAAGATGGAGAAGCTATGATTTGTGGTAAATGTTCTCAAGTGTATAGTCCTGATCAATCGTTAGATGAAGAATACAAACAACGTAAAAACAAACAAGACAATGAATAAAGCAGAAAGAATAAGATATCACAAACTAGCAGCATTAAGTAATCTGTTAGTAATGGAACTAGATGAGATGAAACCTACAGCAGAGATTGGTGCCAACATGCATCAGAAAGCTAAAGAGTTTATTGAAACATTAGAACCATTTATAGAAGCATCATTTGATAGTGAACAAGTTAGATCAGGAACATATTTGATTGACTTATGTCACAAGGTAGATACAGTGATTAGAAAGAACTACGAACAAATAACTAGTTAGATTATGAAAAACATACACATATTACCAACAGACAAACCAAGTAGGATTTATATAAACTTAGGTCAATTATTTCTTGAACAAGAATATTCTACATCAAAAGGAGAATCTTTAAACCACAATATTTACATTACTTCTGATGAAGAAATTAAAGAAGGAGATTGGGTGATAAAAAAATATGAAACAAAATTTCCTGAAAGTAAAGCAAATGGAGT